CCGTTGTCGTCTGTTCATTCAATGCACAGGACGCCGACCACAAATCGAAGAAGCCGCCGATGCCGACCGTGAAGGGGTCGCCGGTGTTCATCTTCGCACCGTCGAGGGTGCTGGTGACCGTCACCTGTCCGTTGTATCTCTGCCCCACTGTGATCTGGTGCGCGATCATCGCCCGGCCGAGCGGCACGTTCTCGATCGTGACCGCATCCCCGCCTCCTCCGAGGTTGATGGTGCCGTACCCGTCAACCAGCAGGAGCGGAGACGCATCGAAGAGCGTCGGGTTCGTGATGGTGCCGCCGCTGGTGACCGTGACCGCCGTCTCGCCGCTCGTGAGGTATCTCTGCGGGCGGCAGTCAAACACAACATCAAACTCGCCTGTCTTGACGCCGATGTTCGACACGTCGAGCCCGCTCTTGTAGACCGCCATGCGATACTCGCCCGCGTTAAAATCGTCCGTAAGACGCTGATAGCCCTTCTTGGAAAGAAGGGCATTTCTCAGGTCGCTTATGGCTGTGCTCCAGTTCGCCTCTGAAGAGGAACCGAGCACGCAGTGATATGTGATTTCAATATTTTCAAACCGTCCCCGGTCGAGGGCATAGGAGCCGTTGCGCCCGGGGATCTCGATCATCTCGACATCGCGGGCGGGCGCATTGAAGACGGTGACGTCCTGCACATAGACGTCGAAATCCCGGCTGTCGTTGCCGGCGAAGGTGAAGCCTTTGTATACCGAATCTAACGCCATGCGTTCATCCTCCTCTTCTGTGCGTTGATCAGACGGCGCTCGACCTCGGCAGCGAGGTCATTCACGTTCTGCCCCTCGCTCGCGTATACGTTGATCGTCACGCCGCTTCCAGACATGGCATCCGCCATCCTGTTCATCTCTTTCCAGAACGGGTCGAGCGGCAGGATCGCCTCGGAGCCTGCCTCGCCGCCGCCGAAGATCGTGGGCTTTGTCATGATACCGCCTTGACGGTACCACTCGACATCGACCGATGGCGGCGTTCCTTTATTACCCACGCCCCAGGGAATTTTTCCCCCGCTGATCTTGAAGTGGGGGAGCTTTATTCCCTCGAAAATCTTGCCGAGATGCAGCGGGAACAGGTTCTTGATCTTGTCAATAAAACCGACGACCTTGTCATGGGCCTTCTCGAACGGGCTGACGATCTTGTCCCTAATCGCCTCCAGCGTGCTCGCTATGGAGTTCTTCAGCGTGTCGAACTTGCTTTTGACGTTGTCCTTGATCGCCTGGACTTTCTCTGTGACGTTCGTCTTGATCTTCCCCCAGATCTCCGTCGCCTTCTCCTTGATCTTGTCCCAATTCTTCCAGAGCAGCACGCCCACCGCTACCAGGGCAGTGATGACGCCGATCACGATGCCCACAGGCCCGGAGAGAGCCGTGAATACCGGGATCAGAGCGCCGATGCCGGACGCGATCGCGCCGATGACGATAAGCAGCGGGCCGAGCACCGCAAGTAAGGCCGTCACAGCGACGACCACCTTCGCGATGGTGGGATGCTGCTGCATCCACTCAATCATCTTCTGCAGAGCCGGCACGACCTTCTCGGAGACCATCTGCGCGAGCTGGGAAACTGCCGGAGCGAGAGCCGCGCCGATCTCTTCCTTCAGGTCGCCCATCGAGTTCTTCATCTGCTGGATCTTGCCGAGGGGCGTTTTCGCCATCTCCTCGTTCATGTGGCCGACGTTCTGGGTGATGACCTCGGACAGGACCGCCGCCCTCTCCTCTTCAGTACCATACTTCAGGATCTTCTCCTGACTCTCGTCGAACGTGATACCGACACGGCGAAGAGCGCCGGCATTGCCGTTCATGGCCTTGCCCATCAGGTTGGCCACGCTGACTGCGTCCGCCGTGGAAGCATTGAGGCCGTGCTGCTGAACGAGCAAGTCGTCCATCGCAGGCAGCAGGGTCTCGACCGTACTTGGGTATTTCGCGAACGTCGCTAACTGCTGGGCGCCGGACAGGGTGACCTCGTCACCGACGACACCGATCGCCTGCAGGGCGCTCGCGTAGTCCATTGTCGCCTGCGCAGCATCCTCGGACGCGCCCATTCTGGTCTTGTAGATCTCCGTCAGTTTCGTCTCTGATTCGAGCTGCACCTGGTACGCATCGAGCGCCTTATTGATGCCCGCAATCAGCGGAACGGAGATCGCCGAGATCAGCGCGCCGCTCTTGGCCAAAGACGCGCCGACGGTCTTCAGTCGGTTGCTTAAAGATCCGGAGATATTGGTGCCTGCCGCTACGCCTGCGCGGGAGGCTTCCGGGCTGACAGCGTTCTGTATGCTGCCCTTGATGCCTTTTGCGGATGGTATGATCTGCACATAGGCTTGTGCGATTGTATTATCTGCCATTTAATCACCTCTCACCCTGCGGTTCCACTCCGCAAGGAATGCGTCGCCGGTTTCAAATCCGGCGAGCTTCGTTCTTTCAGGTGTTCTGTTCGTATCCATAAGCTCGGTGATCAGCTTCGGCGTTTCCTTCGTGTCCGCGAAGCTGTACCTAAACAGGGTGATCTCGTCTGCCATACGTGCGATGACGTACTGCATCGGCAGCCGCTCGAACCCTGCCATTTTCATCTTGATCCTTGAATCTTCCCCTAAGCCGGAGGCGAGCGTTGCCAGCAAGGGAACCGGCAACGCCCAAAAATCCAGCACATGATATGTCTCTGCGAAGTCGCAGATGACAGCATCCTCATCGAGGGCCAGCATTCCGGCAAGGGCCATCAGTTTTTTGTTTCTGCCGCCTCCGTAAGCACGTTGAAGATCTCGACAAACTCTTCCGACAGGCGGTCGATGTCGTCGAACCCTTCGTCGTCCGTGATGAAGTCGATCAGCGCGTCCGCCTGCTCTTTGCCCAGGATGAGCTCGAGGATGTCAAAGATCACAAGACCGTTGTCATCCCGCTGGACGTCCCTGAACATGCGCAGGAAGCGCGCGCTCTTCATCATCTTCTCGTTGGCTTCAAACTCGAAACCGGATGGAGTTTTTCCCTTAACCATTGTGCTGTTCCTCCTTTATCCTCTGCTAAGCTCTGAGGATGTACTTCTTGCTCGTGTCGTAACCGAACGCAGAGTCGCCCTTCATCGCGGTCAGGGTGATCTCGTAGCTGACGGGGGCGTTCCCCACGTACTGCACATCGCCGATCTCGCTGACAGCGGCGTTCGGGATGACGTGACGAACGACAGCGCCGTCCGTCTCGATCGTGTCGATGACCCAGGCGTGAGCCGTGAGGTCCGCCGCGTTCGATCTGACAGTGATGCCGGTCGCCAGCGTGCCGCTGACATTGTCGTCGCCATAGACGACCTTAAGGACGTCCGCGTTGAGTGCTTCGAGCATCGTGAACTGATAGGTTTCTTCCTTGGACGTCTGAACGACCAGGACGTTCTCGCCGCCCCAGTCCTTGATGGTCTCGGACTCAATGGAGATCGAGTTCGTGAAGCCGTCCTCGGAGATATAGCCCACGTTCTTGAACGCCGCATCGAGCGCCGTCGTCGCATCTGTAGGCAGCGTGGAGCCGATGGGCGCATAGTAAATCGCGCCGCCGACCTTGGGCTTGCCGACAGTGACATTAGACGTAGTATTTGCCATGTTATTCTCCTGTCTCTACAAAAGTTACATCGAATGTGCTCTGGTATCTGTATTTGCCGGTGCGGGTGTCCGTGTGGTTGTAGCAGGACGAAAGACTGACCGCCCCGATGTTCTCCACCGTGACGAAGCCCTCCATCGCCGCCCGCACCTCTTCATCGAGGGTGGCGGCTTCCAGCAGGCTCTTCCCGTAGGACTGGATCGCGAAGGACCCGGTCTGGATCAGATTCTGCTTGTTGCCGCCGACCCGCTCGATCAGGACGAGCTGATCCGGAAACTCCGGGAAGTCCGCAGAAGGGACCTCCGGAGCTTCCATAAGAACAGGCACACCGTTTAATGCAGCCACCAGATAAGATCTCAAGGTTTTCTCAATCAAACAGACCGCCTCACTTTCTCAAGGGTGTTGTTGGTCAGGTTGTCGTAGAAGGCGTCGGCGTCTCCGGTGAAAACGGCTGCACCGGATCTCTCCGGGTAGGTGCGTTCTTCCACCTCGTAACCGGGGCCCGCCTGGGCTTGCATCTTCATCGCAATATCCATGCAGGCACCCTTGACCTCGTCGCTCTTCAAGAGCGACTTGACGCCGTTCTTCACGAGTTTGACTTTCAGAGTGCTACTCATAGACGACCACCTTGACCTTCTTGTTCCAGTCAAGCGGGATGTTCGCCTCGATGCCCTGCGTGGGCTCGCCGACCGTCCGGAACCTCTTTCCGAACACGATGACCTCCTTGTCGATCCAGTCGTTCTCGTCGCCCTTCGGGAGAGCGATGACGTAAGCGAGCTGCTTACCGTGTAACTGGAGGACGTCGTTGATCTCGTCGCTTGTCGGTTCGCCGACCAGGACGCCGCTGATCTCCTGCTCGGTCGTCGTGTAGACGGGACGACCGAAGTCGTCCTCGCCCGTCTTCATCTCGCCGATCAGGATGATGCTCGTGGTCTTAATCCTCGCCATAGAAATCAATCACCCCGTACTTCTGGGACCACAACCCCAGGCGCTTTAAGTCATTGCGCATGATCGCATTCGCAATGCCGCCGCCCGGGACTGCGTACGTCCCGCTCCAAGAATAGCCCAGCGCAGACTGACTCTCCTGCGACAGGGGCTCGCCGTCTGTTGATTGCCGAAGGACACGAACGACGATGTCAACCGTTACAAGCTTGGCGACACTGTCCAGCGCTTCGCTCTTGCCGATCATATCGTCGAGGTCCTTTCCGACCTTGGCTGCTTCGTACCTAAGCGCATCGCACACGAGCGGGATCAGGGCCTCGATGCGGGCCTGCTGATCCGCTGTGTAAGAGGCACCGGAAAGGTCGAGCACGTCTTGTAATGTTGCATACGTCATTTCTCTGCCTTCTTCTCCTTCTTCGGCGCTTTCTTCGCCGACTTGTCAGTTTCAGGAGCGGCGACCGGTTTCCAGACGCCGCCCATTTCAGACTCTACGTCGATGATCGCGCCGGTTAATTCGTTGCGATACTTCATGACGCTACGCCTTGACGATAGCGAAGGCGGCGGGGTTCAGGATGCCCCAGCCGATGTAAGCTTCGGCGCGGAGAACGACTTCGTTCGTTCTCTTCAGGTCGCCCTGGCCGTCGGGATCGCCGTACTGGATGACTTCCATCGGGATGTTCTTGGCATAGCCCCAACGGAAGGAGTTGGCGAAGTCGCCGACGATGACGTGGTCAGTCTGAGAACCGGAAGCGGTGCCGGTGGTGTTGACGGTCTTGTTGACGTCAGACGCCATGCCGTAGAACGCATCGGGGTTCTGGCCGAATCTGAACTCGGGGAACTGCGGAACGCCGCTGGCCTTCAGAGCGCCCAGAGCAGCGCCGGCAACGGGAGACATCGCGATACCGGTGATCTCGCCGCCATTCGCCTGGACAGCCTGGATGGCCGCGTCGATGTTGCTGTCGATGTTGGCAGCGGCATAGGTGACGGTGCTGGAGACCAGACCGTCGAAGCTGTTCGTCGCCTTGAAGGAAGCGTTGGACAGATCAGCCGGGTTCAGGCCGTGCATCGCGGCAACGTCCATACCCTGAGCAATGATATTGCCGAAGGCTCCAGCAAAGCCGCGCAGGTAGTCCATGCGGCTCTCAGCATTGTAGACGAACTCGTCGGAAACTCTGTACTGGAACACGAACTTGTAAGGACGGATCACAGTGGGAGCGACGGTGCCAACGCCGGCGGGCTTGTTGTCGCCTTCGCCAACGATGGAAGCAGCGCCGGCCTGGGAGAACGTGAACACGGTCTCACCGGCGAAGGGGATGGGTCTCTGTCCGCTCAGCTTAGCCAGGGCGGAACGACCGCCGACGGCGTTGAACATTTCAGAAACGAGAGCGGTGGGGAAACTGGTCCCCGCGGTAGCCTTAGTAGCCATTCTTATACCTCCTATTTGGTATTAAGTTCCTGGGCCATCCGACGGAAGGATTCCTCGAGCGCGTCCCCTACGGGGCGCTCGGGGTCTGCCATCGGTGTCCCTGCAGATACGTTTGCGGTGTACTTGGCCAAGGTCTTCGCGTCCTCGCGGATGCTGTCCTCGTCCACACCGGAGAGCCGCTGCGCAAGTTCGACGGGAATCCCCATCTCGGAGGCGATCCTCATGCGGGTCACTTCCAACGTGGCAGCCTCGGCGCCGGCGGTCGCCTGGCGGAGTTTCTCCTCCAGATCTGCCTTCGTCGTGTCTGCCTTGCCCTGCAGCTCTTTGAGCTGTGCCTCGAATCCTTTGGTGAGCTCGCCGACCTCGTCCGGGGACTTGTAGCCCTCGTAGTCTTTCCTGATGACCCTTTCCTGTTGCTCCAGGCGCTCCCGGATGACGTTGTTGAGTTCTTCCTGTGTTTCGATAGGTTTAAATTCGCTCATGATGTTCCTCCCATTTAACCGTTGGTAACGTAAAAATGGCGGCGTCGCCGGAACCGCGATGCCGTCAATAATAGACTTGTTGTTTCTTGGTTTCCTTATGCTCCGAGCATGCCCAATGGGCGAGGATCACGCTGTCAAGAAGCGCGATCTCGATGTCTTCCCTCTGGGACCGGTAACCGAATCCGCCATTGGATCCGATCGCCCGCTTGTCGCAGTTGGAAGCAGCCTGCGTCAGGGATGGCTGGTTCATGTGTACCAGTTCCTGCTGCGAGAGTGCCTGCTCGAAGACCGCATTGGCCTTGATGATCTCCTTGACAGTAGGAAGCAGCGGAGGCTTGAGCCCGTACTCGTGCATGGCGTCCTTCAGGACTGCCTGCCCGTTTGCGCCGTCCACAACGACCTTCGCCACGTCGGCCTTGTCCAGGAAGTCCAGGATCCAGGCGACGCCGGCACGGATCGGCTGACAGTCGATGCTCTCGACAAAGGTCTTGCCGTCCACCGTCTTCGCCGCGATCGACATAGCGACATTATTGTTGTCGTGGCCGAACTTGACTCCGACAAACAGTTTGCCGGAAAGCTCCGGCAGGGTTTCAGCCGTGAGCGCTTCCCATTCTGTCTTGCTGATCGCCGACTTCTGGTTGTAGCGCAGCCACAGCCCCAAGCGCTGGATGTTGAAGTCGATCTCGTCGTCCCCGATCTCCGACCGGATCACGCGCTCCTTCAGGACATACCCGAGGGACGGGTTCGTCTTGTACCAGGCTTCGACGTCGTTCGGATCAGTCATCTGATCCACCGACCACTCCGCCCAGCCGCTCTCGAAGCCGTCGCCCTGCAGCACTTTATCCCTATACTTGGAAAAGACCGTGCCGGCTGACACCGCCGTTGGCGGCGTGCCGAGCATGATCGTCTGCGGATTCTCGCTGTCCGACACGACGTACTTCAAAGTCGTCTCCTGGTCGTCGGTGTACTCCTGCGCCTCGTCGATGATGAGAAGGTCGTACCCTTCGCCCAGACCGCCCGAGGATGTCCTGGTGCGGAACTCAATGGCTCCGCCGTTCTCGGTATAGATATGCTCCTTGCCGAAGGCCTTGAACGAGGATATGACTGTAAGGCCGGCAGCCGGTACAAGGCGGTCCATCCTCTCCCAGATCGCATGCGACGTGGTCGCGCGGTGGGCGGTGTAAATCACCCTTGTTCCTTCTGCCAGCGCGTAGATGCACCGGACAATAACGTCCTCGCTCTTTCCATTTCGGCGCGGAACTGCATACCCAAACTTTTGATGGACCCATTGGCCATCGTCGTCGACGGCCATGATGTCCCTGATGAGCTGCTCCTGCCAGGGGTACGCGCTGCGCCCTGCCTTCAGGTAAAGGCTGACCGCGTCGTCCCCTTTGCTCTTTGCATAAGGAATAACAACGGCATGGGTTGGAACCTGAGATCCTACTCTTGGCTCCATAGTCCCCTCCGTTATTTGTTGTTATTGTAGTAGCTTCGGATGGCAGACTTCACAGTCATGCCCTTGTTGACCTGTTCCCGGATGTACAGTTCACGCGCCTGCACCCTTGACGGTCTGTTCAGGACGGCCTGCCGCCGTTCCTCTCTGACCGCCTCGATCGCCTTGGCGCGCTCCTCTGTCTTCCCGGTCTCCCAAGTCGCTTTTGACCAGGGGTCGACGCTCGTGCCGCCCTCGTAGATGACCTCGACCGTGCAGCCGCATCCGTCGTGCCGCTCGAAGGCACCTGCATCCGCCGCTTCGCCGTAGCCCTCATACACTCCGGCGCGTTCCATGCACCAGGTGCAGGGCTGTTTGCCGTCGTGTAGACCGACACCGTCGTAGTCCCGGCGGACGACGACCTTGACACCCAGCGACTGCATCTGCCGGACCGAATCCTCCTGGAAGCCATCGTAAGCGGCTCGCGCCATCGTGATGACGGGCTCACCGAGCACGGCATCCAGGTTCGCGTTCTCAGCCGTCGCCAGGTTCATGATGCCGCGCACGCGCTGCTGGTTGATGGATGTCTTCGGCGGCGTGATGTTCATGCCGGCCTTCCTGGTCATATCCTTCTCTGCCGATCTCGCGGCGACCTGTACCAGAGCGTGCTGGCGCTCCAGTTGCGGCAGGATCGTCCGCTCGGCTATGTTCCAGTAGAGTTTGCCCTCCGGCAGGTTGTCCGTTAAGAGCACCGACCTCAGGGCGTTACTCCCGGCGATGCCGACACGGCCCGCATACACGCTGACCTCTGCCTGCGTGACGGTTCCGTCTCGTACATGCCTCAAAATGCGCTGGACCGTTCTGTCGCTTGCGAGCTGCTTCTCGAAAGCCCGCTCGATCGCGTCAGCCAGCTCCGGCGCTACATCTTTCGCCATCCACTCACCTCCGTTATTTTATGATGCCCGTCAGGTTCTCCATGACTTCCTCGTCGAGGAAACCGGGCAGCGCCTGGTTGATCTTCAGGAGGCCGTCACCGAGGCCCGAGAGGGCTGCAGCGTCAGGCTCGAACAGCGGCATCCATCTCGCGCGTGTGTCCACGAGCAGATCCCGGGTGTAGGAGCGTTTGTCCCTAACGCAGGCAGCGACGAATCCGGCATTGAGGAAGCCGACCCCGAAGTCGCGCTGCGCCTTTCTTGCTATCAACCGAAGCGTCTCATGCGACGCCTTGATCGCTTCTGAAGAGGACGGGTTGTCCGTCACGAAACCGAGATCGTCCAGCGTCAGACCGGTCTCACCCGCGAACAGGGCCGCGAACTGGCGGATCTGATCCAGGTGCGGCGTCATGCTCTGCTGCTGGAACTGACCGACGACCGGATGCTCTCCCTCGTCGTCCTTCGTGAAGGCGAGCATGGAGGACATCGTCGCCCTCCACTTGTCCATGCGTTCCGCGTCGTTCGACAGACCCGTGACATACTTCTGCGGGTAGCTGAAGAACTCGGCGGCGATCTCGGACCTCTTCACCGTCCTGAGTGCGGAGTTCGTGATGGACATGCACGCCCGGCTGATCCGGCTGTGGCCGAAGGGCCGGACATTGTCCGGGCGGTAGATCACCGGCACGAGAAGTGTGTACCCGGCAGGATTCTTCATGTCCTGCACGAGCTTGCTGCCCTCGTAGATCTGTACGCGGTCCGGAGTGAGGTAGGCTTCCTTGACGACGAAGCCGTCCGAGTCACGCTCCAGAACGGCGTAGCCCTCTTTGAGCAGGTAGGTGATCGGATCCAGTATGCCGGTTGCGTTGCCTCCGTCGATCGCCTGCAGACGGGGGTAGCCGTCCTTGTCGATACTGATGTAAATGAAATCGCACGAGCTGATCAGCGCGCCGGTCATCGCCGCGTCGAACAGGATGTCCTGGTTGTTGTTCCTGTAGATCTCGTTGATCTCGTAGATGTCGTTGGTGAACTCCCTGAAGACCAGGCGGTCCGCCAGCGTGTCGACGGCTTTCGCGCACCAGCCGAGCGCGCCCATAAAGTAGCGCATATCCGGCGGCGTGCTGATCCCGAAGTCCTCTACCACGTTCTTCATTTCGTAGTAGGAGTACCTGTCCAGGACCCTCTGGCGCTTCAGTTCGAGCTTGTTCTTGAGATAGTGCATTCCCTTAATTTCAGACATTTCCTAATTGTCCTCCGTTTCATGGGTAAGGTTTCTGCGTTTTTTTGTGCA